AGACGGCGTATTTAGAATAAAAAAAGGGGCTTTCGGGGGGGGGCGCTAAGTAAAGTAATAGGGGGGCCAACTTAAAAATATTTTGGTGTTTCACATAGGAGAAAAAAAATGAAATCTATTTTTGATATTGTTCAACCTCAGAAGAAAAGGAATGAGGATGACAAGACACGATGGACGAATCTGGGAATTTTGCTTCGGGATGATGAGGGAAAGATGAGTATTAAGCTCAATTCTTTGCCTTTAACCAATGAGGATGGGGAGATATGGTTGCGTGTGTTTGAGAAAAAGCCGTTTGAGGGTGCTCAAGCGTCGCCTAATGTTGGTTCTGAGAAGGTGGACCCGTGGCGAAGCCAGTAAAAAAGGTTTCGCGGCGTACGCCTGTTGCGGGTGGTATTGGTCGGTTTGGTGGTGTTGGCGCTGTAACCAAGCGGTTACGCGGTTCTAAAATTATTTATGACAACCGTGATAATCTTGCGCGAGCTATGTTGTCGATGGTTTCTGCGAACATTACGGATGTTGTTGATATTGATAATGGGTCCATGCGTTTAAAGGATGTTAAGAAAATTCCTGACCATGCGTTAGCAGCAATAAAGAAAATTAGGATTAGTCCTTCTCAGCATGGGGATATTGTGGATGTAGAAATGATTGACAAGGTTCGTTTGTATCAGATGTTGGCGAAGTCTGCGGGATTGTTGGACAGTGAGAAGGTTGAGGATACACCGGCGGTTGTTGATATTCAGATGGTCATGCCAGATGAGGAAGGGGGCACGGGATGAGGTGTGTGGAATGTGGCGCTATTGATACCCGCATTACGAATAATTTAAGGCTTGTTGATGGGACACGAAAATATAGGCAGTGTTTAGAATGTGGTTATCGGTTCCGAACGTTTGTTTCTGGTGGTGATGAAAGTTTTGAGGTGTCGTTACGTCCTTTATCGGAAGTGTCGCCGAATTTGCGGAAAACAAAATATGCGAGGTTGTATGAGTGAGCAATTTCTAGGTGTGAAGAACATGAAGCTTGATTTTTCCGGGTCTCCGACGATAGCGCGGTTTTTCAAGTCAAATAAGTTTGTCAAAGGAATAATGGGTCCGGTGGGCAGTGGGAAAAGTTATGCGTGCTGTGCGGAGCTTTTTCGGCGGGCTGTTCAACAAAAACCCTCGCCGCGTGATGGCATAAAATATAGCCGTTTTGCCATTGTTCGTAATACGCATCCGATGCTCCGCACCACGACGTTGAAAACGTGGTTGGAACTTTTACCTGAGAATGTGTGGGGGCCGGTAAAGTATTCGCCTCCTATAACCCATCATTTGCGGTTGCCGAGCCGTGACGGGGCTGCGGGTATTGATTGTGAAGTTATTTTTCTGGCTCTTGATGACCCAAAAGATGTACGTAAATTGCTTTCTTTGGAGCTGACGGGTGCGTGGGTAAATGAGTGTCGAGAGCTGCCGAAAAGCATTATTGACGGTTTAACACATCGCGTTGGGCGCTTCCCTGTAAAAGCGGATGGAGGACCGACGTGGCGGGGTGTTATTCTTGATACGAACCCGATGGACGATGACCATTATTATTATCGGCTAGCCGAAAAGGAAAAGCCGAAAGGAAAGTTTGGTTGGGATTTTTTTCGGCAACCTGGCGGGGTTTTAGAAGTTGACCCCAAAGATGTTCCCGATAATGCGGCGGAAGCACAAGGATTTATTTTTGCTGCCGGCAACTGGTGGAAGGTAAACGAGAAAGCTGAGAATATTCGGAATTTGCCAGATGGTTATTACCACCAATTACTTGGTGGAAAGAACTTGGACTGGATAAGGTGCTATGCTCAAGCTCAATATACGTATGTTCAAGAGGGCAGACCATTGTGGCCTGAGTACAATGATAGTTTAATGGTGGATGATTTGGAGTTTGACCCTTCCATTCCTCTGCAAATTGGTTTGGATTTTGGTTTGACACCGGCTGCCGTTTTTGCACAAAGATTAAAAAATGGACGATGGCACATTTTACATGAGGTTGTGAGCTTTGAAATGGGTCTTGAACGGTTTTGCTCTATTTTAAAAGCCGAGTTGAGTAGCCGTTTTCCTCAAGCGCAACCGATGATTTGGGGCGACCCTGCGGGGTCTCAACGTGACCAAATATTTGAAACAACGGCGTTTGAACATTTAAAGGTTCATGGACTTCTTGCACGTCCTACCGCGACAAACGAATTTAGAACGCGACGAGAGGCGGTTGCTATTCCAATGGGGCGGTTGATTGATTCTAAGCCGGGTTTTCTTCTCGATAGAAAATGTCAAAGGCTTCGTAAATCACTTGTCGGGGGTTATCATTTCAAGCGTGTTGCGATTGGAGCCGGTCAGGAAAGGTTTAGAGATACACCCAATAAAAACGAACACAGCCACGTTGGAGACGCTTTAGGCTATTGTTTGCTAGGTGGCGGTGAGCACAAAGCCATGACAAAGCGCCCCTCCCCGTTAACAAGTCGACAACAAGCAAAGGTTCTTGATTTTGATGTTTTCGCTTAAAAAACTAAACGAGGCGCTTCTTCTTAAAAATACAAACTATGTTGTTGAAGAATTTGAACCGTCCCATTTCTTTCAAATGACCTATAACGCCTTTGACCGCAAAACAATTGACGAGCAAGAAAGCCATGAGGAAATGATTGCGGAACTTAATTCGCATGGACACAGCTTTGCGTTTTTACACGACAAACAAATTCTTGCCCTTTTTGGGTTTCATGAAATGTGGACCGGTGTTCTTGAGGTCTGGATGCTTCCCGCCCCGCAAATTCGGGGTCATGTTGTCACCGGACATCGGGCCGCGTTGCGTTTTTTCCCCTTCTTAGCCTCACAATATCGGGCAAAAAGGCTACAGTTTGCCGTTTGTTGCACTAACGTTGTAGCTGACATTTGGGCAAAGAGGTGTTATTTCGAACGGGAGGGTCTTATGAGGCGTTATGGGCCTGATGGCAGCGACTATTTTCTTTATGCGAGGTTGTTTGATGGTTAAATTGTTTAAATCTGGCAAAACAAAAAACGAAAAATTGCGTACTAAAATTGCTGAAACCGAAAAAAGAACGGCGGAAATTGAGGCTAGAACAGAAGATTTGCTACAACAGGCACGGGATATAAGAGTTGAACAAGGGCTTGGTGGGGTGGGGTATGAAGATATGTCGGTCAGTGACATTGTAAGAGAAAACCAGCAACGTATGACGAACGAAGAAATACGGGAACGTGCTATTTTAGCAAGCCGGTTACGTGCTCGAACACGAGGTGGAAGCCGAATGTTAATGGCTTCGGGGGCAAATTCTCAGTTTTCCCCGTTTTCTACGGCACGACAAACAACGACCAACCAGACGGTTCTAGGTCGAAATCCGAGGACATCAAGCTAATGGAGAAAGAATATGTACGCAACCCGCGCCACAAAGAACCCGTCCATCAAGAAACCTCTGAAAAGTAAAATGGATACGAAAACGCAGAGGGCTAAAAAAGCCGCCGTGAAAAAGTATGGAAAAAAATAATGCCAGAACTTAATATCGCTGAATTAAAAAAACGCTACAAAAGATGTGAGAGGGAAAAGGAGGAGTGGCGCTCGATTTATGAGGAGGCGTATGAATATGCTTTGCCCATGCGAAACCTCTACGATGGGTACTTTGAGAGCAAAGTTGTAGGTCAAAATAAAATGAAACGGGTTTTTGACTCAACAGCTATTCATTCCACGAGTCGTTTTGCAAACCGTGTCCAAAGTTCCTTGTTCCCTCCTCAAAGACCGTGGTGTCGGTTGGAGCCGGGCGAAGAAATACCCGAACAAAATAAAATTGAAGTACAGCAAACACTTGATTTTTACACGTCAAAAATGTTTGGGGTCATGGCACAAAGCGGTTTTGATTTAGCTATTGGCGAATTTTTGCTGGATTTGTGCGTTGGAACGGCCTGTCTTTTAATACAACGCGGAACAGATGAAGCGCCTATACGTTATACGGCTGTTCCAAGTTATCAAATTTGTTTTGAAGAAGGACCAAATGGAACGGTTGATACGGTCTATCGAAAATTAATGCGCCCATTCAATGTTATTGAACGAGAATTTCCGGGCGCAGAAATGCCCCAAGAATTAATAAAAAAATATGAAATGGACCCAACCGAAAAAATTGCGCTGCTCGAATCAACCTATACGAATGATGGCTATATGTATTATTGTTTGTCAACGATGGAGGGCGACCACAAATTATTAAGCCGAGAATTGAAAAGTTTTCCGTGGGTTATTTCCAGATATATGACGTGTTCGGGTGAGAAAATGGGCCGTGGCCCCATATTATACGCTCTTGCCGACATTAAGACTTTAAACAAAGTTATTGAACTTACATTAAAAAATGCTTCCATATCAATCGGTGGAGTATATACTGCGGTTGACGACGGTGTGATTAATGCTCAAAGTATTTCGATTGTGCCGGGAGCAATAATTGGTGTCTCCTCAAACGGGGGTCCGCGAGGACCAAGCTTAACCCCCCTACCCCGTTCGGGAGACCCTCAACTCAGTCAAATCGTGGCAAATGATTTACGCTCAAACATAAAACAAACGTTGTTAGACGAAAGCCTCCCGCCCGATAATATGAGCGCGAGGTCGGCAACAGAAATCGTGGAGAGAATGAAACAGCTCTCTCAGCATTTGGGCAGTGCTTATGGAAGGTTGATACAAGAAGCTATGTATCCAATTGTTCGACGAACGTTAGAGCTAATGGATGAATTGGGTATGATTGAGTTGCCCCTTAAAGTAAACGGGCTACAAGTAAACGTTAAAGCCATTTCGCCTCTTGCAATGGCTTCGAACATGGACAAAGTCAATAACGTTATGCAATATATGCAAATTGCCCAAAGTTTAGGTCCGGTAGGTCAAACGTTAATTAACATGGAAAGGGCCGGCGATTTTATAGCTGACCAACTTGGGGTTCCGGCAGCTTTACGTACAACG